CGGTGCAAGGTGCAGATCGGGCCGTTCGAGATCTTCCATGGCTCGATCATCCGCAAGGACGCTGGCAACAGCGTGCGCGGGCACATGACCAGGCGCGGCGGATCGGTGGTCATGGGCCACACGCACCGCATGGGGATCGTGGCGCGCGCAGACCGCAACGGCGTGCACTGGGGCATAGAGAACGGGCACCTAAGCGACCCGGACCCGGACTGGACGCACGACCCCGACTGGCAGCAGGGCTTCAGCCAGGTCGACGTTCACGGCGACATCGTCAGCCTGCGGCAGCACCACATCCATGACGGCAAGCTACTGGTCGACGGGCGGCTCTATCGAGCGGAGGCGGCAGATGGACAGGCAACGAAAGACAGTCGCGCAGGAGGTCCAGCGCATCCGCGAGCAGTATCTGGAAATGCTGCGCGGCCTCGGCATCGAAAGCCTGTCGCCGGCCGAAGAGCGCGAGCGAATCGATAGGCTCGAAGACGCGCTGGCCCAGGTCTTCCTCTTCGCGGCGCAGCTCCAAGCGTCTGCGGTCCTCGATGTCTACGCTGAGTGGCAGCGCATGATCGACATCTACCCTGACGATGACGGGGGGCCGGACCAGTGAGATACAAGATGCCCAAAGCAACCTCGGTGCAGATCGTCGAGCGTCCGATGCGCGTCTACCACGGCTACGCGTTCCCGCGTGCTGGTCGCATCGAGATCCGCAGCAACCAGAGCCCGGTCGAGTATCTGGGCACGCTCGTGCACGAGCTGCTGCACATGGCCTTTCCCGACTGGTCGGAGCCGCAGGTCGACGCGGTGGCGCGGTTCCTGACCTACCACATCTGGCGGCAGGGCTACCGGCGCAAGGGCAAGTCGGAGCGGCACCGCAAGAGTCGGAAGAGAATCCCGAAGCCAGAAAGTTGACAACACAGCGCCGCTGCTCTACTGCTGCGTGCCGCTCTTTGAAGTCGGACAGCAGAGGAAGTGCGTGCGCGCAAGAGACGGAGTGCGAGCAAGCATAGAAGGCGCACACTAGGGGCCTCTGCTGTCCGACACCTACCCCGCATTCCCTCCTGAACCCTGGCGTGAGTCGGATCAGGATCGCGCCACGGTATCTGACCGGACCGTGGCGCACACTTACACGCGGCGTCGGGCTGCGGCCGACTGACCATCGGCACACTTCCGGTTCCTGACCGCGCAGTTCCGACGTCGCTTCTTACTCAAGCAAGACCATGCGCCCATGCCGCCACTCGTGCCTCGTCTGCCCAGGACAGAAGTCCTGCGACCCCGGCCAGCATCACCCCATCTGGTGTTGGGCCGCCATCATCCTCGTGACGCTGCTGTGGGCTGCGGTCGTGGTGATGTATCTGCCGCAGAAAACTTGAGAGAAAGTTGACAACGCGCGCGCGAAGTCTACCTTCCCGCTCGTCCGCACTTCGCGGACCTGACACTGAACCTGTGAACACCATGAACCTGAACGACATCACCCGCAACGCTCGCAAGGCTCCCCGCATCGTCCTCTTCGGCGTCCCTGGCATCGGCAAGACCACGCTGGCCGCGTGCGCTGACAGCCCGGTCTTCATCCAGACCGAGGACGGCCTCGGCAACATCGACGCTCCCGCGTTCCCGAAGGCGACCAGCTACAAGCAGGTGCTCGCCGCGATGGCCGCGCTCATCAACGAAAAGAACGAGTTCAAGACCGTTGTCCTCGACTCGCTCGACGCGCTGGAGCCGATGCTCTGGCAGCACGTGTGCGACGAGAACAGCAAGCGCAACATCGAGGACTTCGGCTTCGGAAAGGGCTACGTCTACGCCGCAGCCGAGTGGCGTCGCCTGCTGTCCGGCTTCGACATGCTGCGCGACCACGGCAAGACGGTCGTGCTGATCGGCCACAGCCAGGTCGTTCGCTTCGAGTCGCCCGAGGTCGATGCCTACGACCGCTACCAGCTGCGCCTGCACAAGCACGCCGAGAGCTGCGTGGTCGACTGGGCCGACGCGGTGCTCTTCGCCAACTACAAGGTCACGGCCGTCACGAGCGGCGAACGCAAGCGCGGCGTCGGTGACGGTTCGCGCGTGCTGCTGACGACCGAGCGCCCAGCCTACCGCGCCAAGAACCGCTACGGCTTGGCCGACTCCATCCCCATTCCGTCAGGCGACCCGTCGGTCGCTTGGCAGAACATCATGAACGCCGTCATCGGATGACGGCACAACCGCAACAACGAACGCAACACAGAGAGCATCTGAACATGGCAAACCTGAACTTCGACGCTTCCAAGATCGAGACCAACAGCTACCAGCCGCTGCCCGATGGCTGGTATCCCGTCGCCATCGTGGAGGCCGACATGGTCCGCACCCGTGATGGGGCGACCGAATACCTCAAGCTGTGCTACGAGGTCACCGGCCCGGAATACACCGGCCGCAAGGTCTTCGACGGCCTGAACATCAACCACGCCAACCAGACGCCGCGCGAGATCGCGCAGCGCAACCTCGCCAGCATCTGCAAGGCGATCAACCAGCTGCAAGTTGCCAGCACCGACCAACTGCTAGGCAAGGAACTGCTGGTCAAGGTCAAGGCCGAGCCTGCAGACGAACGCTTCGATGCGCGAAACCGCGTGGTCGGCTACAAGCCTACGACGCAGACGGCCGCGCCCGTCGCAGCACCTGCTGCGGCACCGAAGAAGGCGCCGTGGCAGCGGTGATAGCTATGGGAAGGACAAAATGTGGTGTGTCGCAGCTTTCTGAGATGGTTTCAAGGATTGCCTACAACGCAGCACAGTCAGGGCAAGCTTGGATGGACACTGGCTATGGTGCAAAGGAAGAGCACTACCAAGGTATCCTTGCTGCCAGTCTAGCAGCCAACATCATCCCGTTTGGTGGTTACCATGCTGTTGTAAGCACCGAGGTGCCTTTGTTGTGTAACTACTTTTGGTTACCAACGGCAGTGATGCGGGCTGACATCGTGGTCAGCGTCGTAGGAGAACAAACTCATCGTTTTCCTATTCCAGTAGCCGTGATCGAATGCAAGGCTGTGATGGGTGATGCGTGGCTTGAACCTGCCAAAGCTCAGGTTTGCGCATACTCGTCAAGGTTGAATTGCATCATGCAGTTTTGTGTGAACTACAACCCTTTGGTTGGTGCTCAAGTTCATCACAATTTAGGTAGGCCATCATGCAAGGATGGTTCTGCTCCTGATTTTGAACGCTCAACTAGGCTTGGTCGAGAACAAGTGACGCCGTGGTTCATGGGACAGTTGGAAAACGGTTTGTTGCCAGATTCTTGGTCGAGCTTGTGGCACGACGAATGATTCTCCCTGGCGTTGACTGCTGACGCCGCGGCCCGCTCGCTCGGACATGGCGGGCGGGCCGTTTTCATGTCCACCATGTCCTTCCCTGGGAGGGGAACATGTTCCAGCTTCGCAAGTATCAGCAAGAGAGCATCGACGCGACGTTCGCGTGGATGGAGAAGAACCAAGGCAACCCGCTGATCGTGTTGCCGACCGGGGCGGGCAAGTCGCTCGTGCTCGCGGGCATCATCAAGCAGGCGCTCGAAGGATGGCCGAAGACGCGCATCCTGGTCGTGACGCACGTCAAGGAACTGATCGAGCAGAACCACGCGCAGATGCTGCGCATGTGGCCCGAGTGCCCGGCAGGCATCTACAGCGCCGGCGTCGGTCGCCGCGACACCGAGGCGCAAGTCCTCTTCTGCGGCATCCAGTCCGTCTACGGCAAGGCAGCGCAACTCGGCTGGGCTGACTTGGTGCTGATCGACGAGGCGCACCTAGTTCCGCGCGACGGCTTCGGCATGTATCTCACGCTGCTGGAAGACCTCGGCAGCATGAACAACGCGCTGCGCGTCATCGGCCTGACCGCGACCCCATACCGCACCGACAGCGGCAGGCTCGACACCGGCGAAGGCCGCATCTTCACCGGCATCAGCTACGACGCCGGGCTCGTGCCGCTGATCCAGGACGGCTACCTCTCGCGCACGGTGGCGAAGGCGACCAAGTCAGAGATCGACACGACGGGCGTGCACCGCGTCGGCGGCGAGTTCGTCGCACGCGAGCTCGAAGACGCTGCCATGTCGGGCGAGCTCGTCAGCGCATCCGTCCGCGAGGTTCTCGCGCGTGGCCAGGACCGCAAGGCGTGGCTGGTATTCTGCTGCGGCATCAAGCACGCCGAGGCCGTGGCCGACGAGCTGCGCAACAACGGCGTCAACGTCGCCACCGTCTTCGGCGATACCGACAAGGCGCAGCGGTCGCTCGTGGTCGAGCGGTTCAAGCGCGGCGACCTTCGCTGCATCGTCAACGTCAACGTGCTGACCACGGGCTTCGATGCGCCGCACGTGGACCTGATCGCGGTGCTGCGGCCGACGTGCTCTCCTGGGCTGTTCGTGCAGATGGCTGGCCGTGGCTTCCGCCTGGCACCAGGCAAGTCCGACTGCCTGCTGCTCGACTTCGGCGGCAACTTCCAGCGCCACGGTCCGCTCGATGACATCCGCCACAAGGAGAGCAAGGGCGACGCGACTGGCGAACCGCCGGTCAAGAAGTGCCCGCGTTGCGAGTCCTTCGTGGCGACCGCTGCGCTGGAGTGCCCAGACTGCGGCTACGTATTCCCGCCGCGCGAGATCACGCACGACGAACGGCCGGCAGAGGTCGAGGCCATCGCTGGCCTAGCGGTCAAGAAGATCGTCGAGACGTTCGGCGTGCGCGTCTACGAATACCGGAGGCACCAGTCGCGCGTGAAGCCGCTGCCGACTCTGCGCGCCACCTACCGCACCGACGAACAGGTGCCGCAGGAGTTCAACGAGTGGGTCTGCTTCGAGCACGACGGCTGGGCACGCACCAAGGCCGAGCGGTGGTGGCGCAACCACGGCGGGCTCGATCCGGTGCCGAGCACGGTGGCCGATGCTCTTGCGCGCGCGACTGAGTTGCTCGCTCCCTACGAGGTCAAGGTGAAGCTCGGCGGAGAGTGGCCTGAAGTCGTAGCTGTCACCTGCAAGCTGGAACCTGGGCAAAGCGAACCTGATGCTGGCGACGCTCCCTCCACCGTCGATTACTCGGAGATCCCCTTCTGATGTTCGCCTCCCCTCTCGACGCGGCGCTGCGTTACGCCGCGCGCGGCTGGTTCGTCTTCCCAGTTCGTGCCAACAAGCACCCCTTCACCGACCACGGCCACAAGGACGCCACGACCGACGCGACGCAGCTCGCGCGCTGGTGGGCTCAGTGGCCCGAGGCCCAAGTCGGCGTCTCTTGCGAGCCGAGCAGCGTGGCCGTCATCGACCTCGACTACGACCCGACGAAGGCCAAGGACGGACCAGCTGCCTGGGCCGTTGTGCTCCAAGACCACGGAGGCCGTGACCAGTGCGGCCTGATCGCCACCACGCCACGCGGTGGTCGCCACCTGTTCTACCGCATGCCCGAGAACGGCGTCGGCTCGCGCGTCGACGTGCTGCCGAAGTCCGGCATCGACGTTCGCGCGGTCGGTGGCTATGTCATCGTGCCGTCGCCCGCTTCGCCTGGCCGAGACTGGCGCACCGGCGACCCGTTCGACGTGGACGCGGACGGCGTAGGCGACTGTGAGGCGATGCCGCAGTGGATCCGCGACTTCGTCGGCGGCACCAGGTCGCGGTCGAGCTCGTCGGCAGGTGGTGAGTCAGCGGCGCCGATGTGGCTCGACGAGCCGACGGTGCGCTCGATCAAGGAAGCACTGGCGCACCTGAGCAACGACCCGCACGACATCTGGCTGCAGGTCGGCATGGCGCTCAAGTCGACCGGCGCGCAAGACCAAGCCTACGACCTGTGGTGCGAGTGGTCGCAGAGCTCGTCCAAGTTCCAACCGAAGGCACAGCGCCGCCGCTGGAACAGCTTCAAGGAGTTCCGCTGGGACGGCTCGGAGATCACCGTCGGCACGCTCTACTACCTCGCCCGCGAGGCTGGCTGGACTCCGTCCATCGTCCAGGAGCTGCTCGGCGATGTCGCGCTTGAGGCGGCAACCGCGCAGCCGACCGAGCAACCGCGCCGCCCGTTCCCGCTGCACTTGCTCGAAGTGCCGGGCCTCATCGGCGACATGGTGTCTTGGTTCCTGTCGGTGTCGCCGAGACGGCAACCGGCGCTGTGCCTTGGCTCCATCATCACCTGCCTTGGTGCGCTGCTCGGCCGTCGAGTCCAGACGCCGACGGGGATGCGCACCAACGTCTACGCGCTCGGCATCGCCGAGACCGGGGCTGGCAAGAACGTCTCCCTGCGTTCGCCGGTCCGGCTGTTCGCGCTCGCGGGTCTGGCGAACTGGATCGGCAGCAGCGAGTGGAAGTCCGACTCCGGCCTGCGCGCCTCGCTGGTCGACGAGAACACCAGGGCGCAGGTCTGCCTCATCGACGAGTTCACCAAGTTCCTTGCGGCGGTGTCGAGCCCCAACGCCGGCGGGCACCAGATGATGATCAAGCGCGCGCTGCTGGAGCTGTTCAGCTGCGCGAACTCGACCTGGCTTCCCGCCAGCTACGCCGACCGCAGGCTCAACGCGCCGACGCCCATCGAGGAGCCGCACCTGTGCTTCTGGGGCACCGGTGTGCCGTCTGAGCTGTTCAGTTCGGTCGACAGCTCGGCCGTGACCGACGGCTTCCTCAACCGCATCCTGGTCTTCTGCTCCGATGACGGTCTACCGCAACGCCAGCGCACTCATGCAGGAGATCCGCCCAACTACCTCGTCGAAGGGCTCAAGGATCTGGAGCGCCGGACCCGCCGCGTCGGCAACCTGCACGGGGTCTGCCGAGTGTTTTCGCTCGTAGAGGCCGCAGAGGCCCGCCTGGACGCGATATTTGATCGGAACGACCAACGCATCAGGGAACTGCGCCGAAGCAAGCAGGCGGCCTTGGCGGACCTTTGGGTGCGTTTTGGCGAACACATCGAGAAGCTGGCGCTGATCCGGGCCGTCAGCAGGGCGCCGGAAGGGCAGGTCGAGCTCGCCGATCTAGAGTGGGCCGAGGAGCTCGTGACCTGGTGCATCGAGCGCACCATCCTGGAGGCGAAGTCCAGGCTGGCCGACAACGCCATCGAGGGTGCCCACCTGCGGGTCCTGCGACTCATCCGCGATTGCGGCCAGGATGGCATCAGCCAAGCGGACCTCGGCAAGGCGACAAGGTGGATGCGCCGCAGCGAGCGCAAGGACATCCTCGCATCCCTCATCGAGGCCGAGGAGGTCCAGATCGTCGAAGTCGCCGCAACCGGCGGCCGACCGCGCCACCAGATCGTCGCGCGCGAGTTCGCGGCAGAAAGGTAGCTTGCACAAAAGGGTCTGCACAAAAGGTAGCAGGCGGAACAACAAGCGGCGCATGGGGTTACGAAGGAAACTCCAGGCGCCGCGACCTTTTGTGCAGCACCAAAGGAGTGTAGTAGGGTGAGGAGGGTGTGGAAAGTGTGTGGAAAGAGGAGGAGGGGGGTCTGTACTTAAGTACTATAAGTACTATATATATAGTATATATATATATACCTACTAGACTTACGACCGCCGACTTTTGTGCAAACGCCCTTGCACAAAAGCCCCCCAAAAGACACAAAATCCCCCCCCCATGGCGACCGAACTCTGGCTCAACCAGTGCCTGAACTGCAGCACCCACAACCCCAGCCCGGCCAAGCAGAAGCCCAAGGCGTGCTCCGGCTGTGGTCAGCAGCTCGTGACCTCGACCGCGACCTGGGAAGACCTCAACGGCCGGCAGAAGATCTTCGACGGCAGCCGCATCGCGGCGCTCAAGAAGTGGAAGGCAGCAGGCGGGAAGGTCAGCCGCGCTTGATGGAACCAGCGGCCCAGGCCGCCATCACCGCGTCCCTGGTCACACCAAGCCAGGCCGCGATCCGCTCTGCCTTGGCAGGCCATGGTCGACGCAACCCACGGCACCAGCCGTAGACCGTGTTCGGCGACAGCTTGAGCACGCGGGCAACCCCGCACTGGGTGTAGCCACGGTCGGCGATCAGCTCGGCTAGCGTCTTGGTGGTGGTCTTCTGGCGCATCGCCACAACCTGTAGCGGTGGTCCAACCACGTAGCAACTTGCTGGCAGAAAAAGGGGGAAGGAAGTTGACACTCGGACGCCGAGTCCTAGCTTGCGCGCATGTCCAACGCACTCCACGTCGAAGTCACCGAGGCGATGGTTCGCCTCATCAAGAACCTCTGGGATGATGGCTTCGGCTACTCCCACGAAGGCATCGTCGAAGACCTGCGCCGCAACATCGGCTTCAACATCAGCATCGACCGCGTCCGCAAGATCTGCGACGAGGTCTCCCCCGTCCGCATCACCAAGGCAACCTGGTCGGCTAAGGCCGCACGCGCTGACCACGACGCCTTCCAGTTCAACGGCTGCGAGGAGGGACTGTGATGGATACCCGCAACATGAAGCGCATCGTCGACTGCCTCTCTCCGCGTGACAGCCTCGGCTTCTGGGGCCTTGAAGCCATTGCCAACGATCTCGGCATGTTCGACGTGGCGAAGGACTGCGCAGACATCGGCAAGAAGCTGTTCGAGATCAGCGGGCGCATCCTCGACCTGACGCGCGAGCGCGACGCGCTGATCGACCAGGCAGCCAAGATCCGGCCGATGCTGCTGGTCGAGATTGAGCGCCTTGAGCGCCTGCGCGCTGCATGGGAGGAAAGCTGATGGCATTCCACAAGCAGTGCGAACGCTGCCAGCAGATGCACTGGGCACAACTCAAGCGCCAGGCCGTCTGCAACGCCTGCCGGCGCATCATGGATATGCAACGAAATCAAGAAAGCGCACGCGCTATTCAACGCCGCGACCGAGAGTTCGAGCGCATGAACTCGGGGCCGATGCTGGACGCTCGCCTGCAGTCGATGGTCGACAACGAACTCGCACTCCCCTGGGAGAAGGTGAAGGCATGAGCGTCGCACAGTTCTACGGCAAGGACGGCGAGAAGTATGGCGAGCCACCTGCGGTCTGCTTCGATCCTGGACTCTGGTATCAGGAGCAGCGCAGCCTGGAGACCATCAACCGCGTGCCTTCGATGGCGATCAAGCTCAGCGAACGCTACACCGAGTGCTACATGGCACTGATGGGATGGACGCCCAGCGTGACGCGATACATCGAGCTCGAACAGCGCAGCGTCACCTGCCCGCAGTGCGAAGGGCACGGCGCCTACAACCTGCGCCGCTCGGCTCTGTGGGGCTACATGTCCGTCATGTGCTGGATGTGCGGTGGCTACCGCAAGGTGAAGGCATGAAGACGATCACCGTCTACGGCGAACCCAAGGCACAGCCTCGACCACGAGCAACCGCCCGGGGAGGGTTCGCCCGCGTCTACAACCCGAGCACCGCCGATGAGTGGAAGCAGGCGATTGTGGACGCGGCCAGGAACCAGGGCGAGCCGTTCCTCGGCCCGGTCTCGCTGGAGATCCGCTTCGACATGCCGAGGCCGAAGTCGATGCGCGGCACCGAGCAGAAGCCGCACACGGTCAAGCCTGACATCGACAACATGGTCAAAGCCGTCATGGACGCGCTGACCACGGCCATCTGGTGGATCGACGACAGCCAGGTGTGGAGGCTTAGCACGTCGAAGCAATACGCTGCGAAGGGCGAACCGTCCGGCGTCTACATTCAAGCCCACGAGATCGAAGCATGACCGACAACGAAGCCGACACGATCACGCAGCTCATGCGGCAGATCGAAGTCCTGCGCGACGCGCTGCAAGGGCGCACGGTGTCGTGCTCGCTGTGCAACTACACGACGCAGCGGCACGACGAGCTCATCGAGGCCGTCCAGGTGTTCGTGCGCCTGAACAAGGGCACGCATGGCCGGCAGTGGCTCAAGGCCATGGACAACATGTGCAGGCTGGCGAACGTCAAACCATGAAGCCTACTTACAAACAGCTGTGGGAAGAGAGAGAAGCCCTTACGGAGCAGGTGAGCTTGTTGCAGATGAGGTCAGGCTTCTTGCTAGAGATGCTGGAGATGTATCAAGATGCGATCCGCGAATTCATCGAAGCGAGCGGATCAGAATCCTCATGGCTGCCAGCATTTGAAAAGCTGGAACAGATCTCAAGGAAGCCATGAAGCCCACCGACGACGAGCTGCGGATGCTCCGCGACACCTACATTCACTGCCGCAAGTGGGCGCACGCAGGGCAAGTCGGCACCAACGCCGTAACCCTGCTGGCCGCGCTCGATGAACTACTGGAGCGCCGTGCTACCGAACGTGCAGCGGCGGCGACTCCGACCGACATTCCGTAGCAGCCATGACCCTCCCCGACGAACGCCTCCGCGCTCTGCGCAGCGCACGCGAACTGCTGCTCGCTCTGCTCACGCCATCCGAGACGCCCAAGGTGCCGAGCCAAGTCCGGCAGTGGGCGTCGCGCGTGCTCAAGCACTACCCAGGGCAATACGACCTTGAGCGGCTTTCGACGCACCCGCTGCTCCGCAAGGAGCGAGGAAGCTGATACACTCAGCCCACATGACTGACGCCGTCCTCGTCGAGAACCTAGCCACCATGCAGCAGGCTGGCTGGGTCTTCATCGCCATCCCGAAACGCGACATGCCGACGGCGCCACGAGGCGTGCTGGTCTACGAGGACCAGGACCGCAGGCTGACGTTCCCTTGGGTGGTCGACGGCTTCGGCAACGGCATCCGCGCCTACGTCACGCTGCCCGCCAACACCAAGGCGAAGATGGCGGTCGTCGAGACCGAGGACAAGCCGCGCGACTTCGTCTGGCACCCTGCCGTCCACGACAACCTGCTCGCCATCGCGCCGACGTTCCGCGTCGGTGGTCAGGCCATGCCCGCGCCGAAGCTCGACGTGATGCACGCCGACGCTGCCGTCATC